TATCATCTTGCTCTGTAACAGCGAGTGATAACCCAATCTCCCTATTCCCAAAGCGCGGTGTTTCTTAGAAAAAGATACCGCTCTTGCTAGGAATTTTACTTTCGAACCCTTTTCTATGAATTCTGTCATCGCTGCATCCAATAAAAATGTCAAAACTTCTACGCAATCTGTGTCTTTCCACTCTTCGTAGTAAAAATCGTTCATAGATCCCAAGTCGCAAACAAATGAATTGTCTACGTCAGAGGGAAGCATGATTTCCGTACAATTGTGTACTAATATATCATTAGCATAGAAATTATGATTTTTTTCAACAGTAATATCATAAACTGGTATTTTTATTTTTTCTTTTCTTATTTTTAATCCCATTTTAATTTAAAATTTGATTTATGTTAGTTAATGGTTTTTTTAAGTATATAAATCTTATGTTGTTTAATTTACAATACTCGATTGCTGAATCAATTTTAATTTGCTCATTTTCCTTTCCACTTTTACCTCTTATAAATCCTTTGATTTCCAATAGAATTAGTTCATTGTTTATCAAAATTAAAAAATCTGGTAAGTATGTTTTGCCATCTAATCTTCTTATATAGAAAGGTTCATACTCATACTGTATTTTATTGTTCTCCAAAAAATTTATAGTTGATAACTCCCAAGAACTTCTATAACGAATCAATGTTTTATTTTTGCAATGTTTCACTTTTATGTAACCAGTTTTGAAAAATTTAGTCTGACCCATATTTTCATTTCTAGCCATTGCAACAGTACTTATAATGCTCGCCATCTCTGATGAAATAGAAACGTAATTAGTTTCATCAATTTCTACGTTTTCATACTTTTTAACAAAATCAGAGTGCAAAAGTTCGTTTGGATACTTTTTACTAACCATGAATTTTTTTATGCAAGAAATTTTATATTTTGCACTTTTTCTTACATCAGATAGGTGTTTACCGTACAAATTAATCACTTCTTCAACATTCTTGCCATTTATGTCTATTCCATGATTAGTTAAATACGTTTTTTTAAATTCTAAACTTCTGTTATGCTCAGCAAGTTTGTCTTTATGACTTTGGCTTCTATTCTCATGATACTTAGTAGACCACACCCTCATTTTATCTACCCAATCTTTTGTTTGTTTTTTTCCTCTTAGGGAACTTCCCTTCATGTAATTAACAAGATGTTTTTCCCATACAAAGTATCCCTTTTTGCTCCAAATTTTAACACTGTTGTTTATAGAATATTTTTCCAAAAAAGTTTTATAATCTAATACGCCTTTATGCATTAAATAGTTTAGAGCTTTACACACCTGTAAATCATCTTGTATGCTACTCTTTAAATAATCTATTAAATCTTTGTTAAAACAACTATAAAATTCTTCACTTTTTAATATAGTAGATATCGATACTTTTTTGAGTCTTGATTTTTTCACTTGTCTTGATTTTTCCATTTATGATAAATATGAAAAAATCAAAGATGTGCACAGGCTATTTAAGTATTTTTAAAATATCATCTTCTTTTAAGTCTTTGGCCATCACATATCCTCTATTTACAGTATATACTTGGTGTTCCGGTGTACAAATTATACTCTTTCCTGTTTCCTCATCTTCTATAGTCAATACTTCAGCTTCCTTATTCATCAAAGCTCCATTTAGGATTTTTGTGAATTCAACCTCGTCTGATTCTATACAATATGATTTAACCAGTATCTCTTGTCCAGACTTGAATAACTCAATTGCAGTTTTTATATCAACTTTGTGTTGTTCTCCATCAAAAATAATAGTGACTATTGAATTCTCAGCAAGACACATTTGAGAAGCCTTGATTTTGTTCTTTCCCCTGTAAATTTCAGGCACCGATTCGTGATTATTAGCGTTATCGGTAAAAAATATATACGGCAATCCAGTTTCGAACTTCTTTTGTATTACTTTCGCCCAAATTTTTCTCTTTTTTGCGTCTCCGCTTTTCATTGAATCGAGCCACTCATCAGATACACAAACTCCCCAAGTGATGTGTTGAATTGGATCTCCCTCTGCACGGATGTTTAACCACTCTTCGAAATCCGGGTGATCTATGTCTTGATAAGCGGAGAAGTATCCGCGTCTAACCGAACCCTGATTCATGGATTGCGCGCACGCTTGAAACAATTCCAAAAACGCTTTCGATCCGTTGCTGTGACCGTTGTTTGTTATTTCGCTACCGCGGCCCCTCAAAGCTCCGAAGTATCCGGAAGTTCCCCCTCCGTATTTGCTCATCGTGCCTATTTCTGCAACAGAGCTCAATATGCTCTCTACGCTGTCGTCCACGTAAACTCCGAAACAACTGATCGGTAATCCTCTATCGGTACCAAAGTTGGTCCACATTGGAGTGCTCAAACTAATCCATCCGTTGGCTATGTACTGTTGTAATTTTTCGCTGTAACCTTCTACTCCTAATATCTCTTCTGCCGCATCTCCTATCACTTTTATCCTGTCCTGTACGGTCTGTCCTGGAAGTAGGTAGTCCTTTTCTAAGAAGGATTTGGAGTACTTGTTTAACCACTTAATGTCCATTTAATTTGTCTTTTTGTGATGCATTAAAAAATATCCTCTACGGTGATTGCCTGTGCTTTCTTCTGATAGGCGGTTGGTGTTTTGTGAAAGAAATCAGTGTGAGTTTCTGAATCCACTTCTACGTTAAACCACGATGACTCTTTTAAAAGTTCTTTGTTTATATCGAATATCTGATTAGCGCCTATCATTTGTAAAGATTCGTTGAATCGATTCTTAGTAAATTCTAATACAATTTGTTTAGATAAAAAACTTAATTCTCCAAGTTCGAATATCCAATCGATAATATTTTCCTCGGCCGCGTAAGCTTTCTTACAAGCCCTTTCTATAGTTTTATAAAAATCTTGGTTGAACCAATCGGGATTTTCTTTTTTGATCAAGTTGATGATATACGCTCCGGCCATGGCGTGAAGCTTTTCTTCCTTCATTGTGGCTTGGATAACGTTATCGATTCCTTTGAAAGTATTTTTTTGCTTGTTGAAAGATTTAATGATATAGAATTGACTGAATAGCGAGCAATTCTCCACAAAAAGAGAGAAGAGCGTCAACGTTAGAGTATACAACTCTTTGTTGTTGGATCCCGCGTTCTTTAAGTACTTTCCCAAGTAGTCGATCCTTCCCTGAATAACCGGGTTGTCCGCTAGTTCGTCGAATGCTTCATTAAAACCAAGTAATTCCAATACGTGGCTGTAGGCTCGACTGTGTCTCACTTCTGATTCTCCGAACGTATTTCCAAGAGCATCGAATTCTGGCTTGGGAAATTGAGCGTACAAATTACTCCAAAATCTCTTTACGTTTATCTCAATTTGAGATATTGCCAACATGGCATTTTTTACAGCGTTCTTTTCCAGTTCGTTCAAATTGACTTTAAAATCCTGAATATCGGAATCGTAAGAATATTCCGTGTGAATCCAATAACTGTGGTTTATAGCGTCCACGAAATCGTAAAGTTCGGGATACTCAAATGGCTTAAACGCCACCCTCTTATCAAAAATAGACATTACTCTTTAATTTTAATTCGTTATATACAATAGACTAGCCATTAGAGCACTATCCGTACTCTATAATGGTAAGTCAATAAATTTTTGTGTTAATTAGGCCGATGGAATTTTACCTGATAGATTGTTGTCCACAGTAGTAAAGCCGTTTGACATCTTAGCGACGTTGTTCGTAGTAATCTTGTTGTTAGATTGTACGCTTGGACCGCCCGCGTTTAAGACTGCGATTTTATCGTTATACTTATCAGGTGTTTCAGGCGCTCTGTAAGCATCACCTTTTTTCGATTTTTTAAATATGTCTATTAAGAAACTCATGGCGTCTATTTTGTTCTAATAAATATGGTCTTTTTAATAAAAACTAATTAACTTTTTCCAACCAATTCAAAAAACTTCTGATTCAGATATTTTTTTTCTTCAGCACTTATACTATTTTTAAATGAATTATTATTTGCAGTATTAGTAGCTTGTTGCATGGCTTGAATCTCGTCTTCATCCATTTCTTCGCTATTGATTTCTATTTTACCACAATTTGTATTTACTTTAGCTTCATATGTCATGCCATCTGGTCCGTATCTATTTTTTTGAATGTGTATACGACCAGTTCCATTGACTTTGTCCTGACGCTTCCTAGACAGCGACATAGCAAAGTCTGCTATCATCATCTTGTTATAGGATCCCGCAGCTTTGTCTCCTTCGATAACGTTATCATGGGCTCCAGAATTGTGACTATACACATCATTGGCGAAAAACATGTGCGTATCGTCTACTGTGATGTCAATAGTTTCCGTATCACCTATCAACTCTATGCTCTCTATCTCTGAAAGATCAAAGTCTTTCGAATTCAGTTCGTGTTTATTCATTTTCTTTTTTTATAAAGTTTTTACATTTGTTTAATATAGTATCTTTATTTTTTTATAAAAAGTTTGTTTCCAACTATCAAACCTGTAGCTATAGATTTTAACTTTCCATACTGAGTAGGTAATATGTGATTAGCAGAGACATTTATTTCTTTACCATTTTTCAATCTAATTCTATAGGTAGGTTGTTTTTGAACCGGATAAACTTTAGTGACTTTTTTGAATCCTTTATGAGTTAATATCTGATCTCCAATTCTAATGTCTCCTATCCTAACTTTGCCATTTGGAGTTTCTACTTTATCGTCTACATTATGGCATCGGTTTACTTGGGATACTGTCCATATCGGGACTTTTAATTCCCTTGCCATTCCCTTTACCGCAGTATACACGTCGTCTATTGCGTCTTTTGGATCTATCGATCTAGTCTTGCTCTTTAAAAGATCCACGTAGTCTATGATAACCAAGTCAGGTGGATACTTTAGATCCCTACACTTTTGAATGTGAGACTCTATCGTGGCCGGACCAACTTTTCCCATCGGATACTCTTTGATAATGAGCTTTCCTGGTAATTTTTCTATCGCTGCAGTAACTTTGTCCTTGTGCAAGTGAATTTGTTGAGCATCGATGCCCGTAAATATCGCATCGTACCTCTTACCTACGTAGTCTTCCGAGAGTTCTAACGTGTAGTGACACACTGTAAATCCTGCCTTAACTGCAGCGGCTCCCAAATTTACTAAACACCAAGAGTTGTGAGAAAGTACGCCGTTTGAATAGTAGCAGTGCACTTCATCAACAGACATATCGTAAAGAACTTTGTCTTTTTTAAGATGAACTTTTTTTGTGATTTTTGTTATTCCTTTTTCTGTTGTCACTAAGTCCCCCACGTCCAAATCTTCAATTTTTTTCCACTCTTCGCCCACCTTTAACATGTGATGATTTGAGCTGGTCAGCGTTTTCCCGTTTGAAAAATAAGTTGTCACTCTTTTTTGTTTTTCAGTAGTAAACAAATTGACTATCTGTTTGTAGCCGTAAGGAGTCTTTACCTTTAAAGGAAAATTAATGAGCCTAACATTATTTGGCTTGGGCTCTATTGCCAACTTCATGAATAAATTTTCTATCGAAATTTTTCTTTGGACTTTTCTGGTCTTTAACATATATAACTTTTTACTCTATTTAATTCAAATTCTTTGTTTGAAATCCAATCATTCTCCCAAATTATTAAAACTTCGTATCCCAAATTTTTATAATGATTTATTTTTTCATTGTCTTTTTTCCAAATATCCTTTACGATTCCGGGTTTTATTTTTTCATCCTCTTTATAAAATGCGGGGTTAGCATGCCAATAATCTCCAAATATCTCGATTATAAATTTTTTATTGATCAATATATCGGCTATATAATGATCTATTGAAATATTGCATTCAGTATTTTCAAATAAATTTTTTATCTGATTAAAACAATCTATTTCTAACTTA